GCGAGCATGGTCAGCCGGTCCAACGCCTTTTCCAGTGCCGGAGCCGACAGCCGCCCGTTTTCCGGCAGTTCAACCGGCTGAGTGTAGGGCAGCCAGCGGAAAAGCTCGACGTCGTAAGTCGAAGCGTAGGCGGTCGCCGTGGTGACATAGGCCGCCGCGCCTTCCGGAGCATGCACGGTGAACTGGGAGTCGGTCAAAACCACCCAGTCGGCCAAATCCGAAGAGCGCACGCGCACAAAGATATGTTCCGGATCAAGGAACGGGAACGTCACTTCGTAACGGAGAGACGTCGAGTTGTTCCCCTGGTAGGAGACTGCGCGGAGTTCGGAATCTAAGGCCACGCCCAATTTCGGAGAACCTTCGCCCCGGCGCGCAACCACATTTCCTCCGCCCGTGTACGCCTCGCGTGTACCTTGTCCTCTCTGAATTCTCGCAACTTCCTGAAAATGAAAGTGCGCGATGCAGGGTTCGAACCTGCGACTTCTTGCGTGTGAAGACTATCCGGCGTCCGCCATCGGGAAGAATGCCCCGAAAACGCACGCAATGCGTGCAATGCATGCGGTTGACTGTGTACCGCGCACTGTGTACCGCCTTGCATGAAACTCCCGAAAGGCCTGACCATTCGCCGCCGCATCTACTGGATGCGCTGCCGGATTCCCGGCTTCGGTCTGGTGCAAGGTGAAGACGGGCCCGACATTCCGCCGCCGGTTTCTCTCCCGCGACGAGACGGCCGCGCTCTTCGCCGCTGCGCGGGACGAGGAAATGCGCTTCGTGCTATACTGCGCCCTCCATGCTGGCCTGCGCAAAGGGGAGATCATCGCCAGCCGCCCGGCGTGGTTCGACCTAGCCGCCGGATTGCTCCACGTGCAAAACGAAGCGGACTGGCTGGTGAAAGACCGGACCGACCGGACAATTCCCCTGACGGCAGAATTCCGCAGGTTCCTCGATGGCTACGGCCTGCGAAGTCCGTTCATGCTTGCCCCGGAATCCGCAAAGGGAAAGCACCGCTACCGCTACGACTTCAATCGGAAGTTCCAGGCGATGAAGGCGGACACCGGCATTGACTGCACCTTCCACGATTTGCGCCGGACGTTCGCCTCTCTACTGGTTTCGAAGGGGATCAGCGTTTACAAGGTGGCGAAGTGGCTTGGTGACGGTGTGGCCGTGGTCGAGAAGCATTACGGACACCTGTCCGCGCAGGACACGGACATTGATGCAGCGTGGACCTAGAACAGGGAATTCCTCGCCGCATCCCGCTCGATGCCCGCCGCTTTCCTCGCCTCGCTCTGCTTTTTGAGCAGCGCCTTTTGTTCGTCGGGGAGTGCGTCGAATTCCGCCTTCCGCGCCGCCTTCACCTTCTCGCGATACTGCTTCGCCGCGAGTCCCGCCTCCTCTTCCGGCGTGGTGACGGCGTTGTCGAACGCTCCGGCGACCTGCTTCCAAATGTTCGCGAGCATGTTCCCCGCCGTAGCCCGTCCACCGACGAGCAGGCCGAAGGCCCGGGCGATGGTGTCCGCGCTCTTGAGGTCGAAGGCAGCATCTTCTTCAGAAAGGGCATCAAGCAGGGCCCGGCCACCAGCGCCAAGCGCCCCGGCCGGTCCCACCGCCTGACGACGCTCGAAGCCTCCCGCAAGTCCGCCGATGGCGTCGACCATCGGCCCGAAAAAGAGCGCTCCCGTCAGTGGTCCAAAGAGCATTGCCCGCGCATAGTCGCCGGCCGTCCAGATGGCTTCGTTCTCCGGTTCGTTGTCCGTCGTCAGATCCCGGATCAGGCTGCCCATAGTCTGCGTAACAAGACCCGTGATGACCCAGTGAGTGATGGCCATGCGCCATGCCCGCGCATCCTTTACCCCAGCGGCCCGGAATGCCGCAACCGTCATGAAGAGTGCCTGCCGGTTCACCGACTGAAACGCAAACGCCATCCGTCCCCAGAGACCAAGCCCGTTTTCGTAGAGCGATTTGTTCACGATGCTGTCCGGCTGCGCGGTCCGGGCGACCGTGATCGACGTCCGTTCAGTCGCGGTATTCGCCGCCTGCGCGTCCGACTGCCCAAGCGCTTTCGCCTCCCGGAAGTGCGCGTCATAGGCTGCCGCCGCGGAAAGCGTGGTGAAGAAAGCATCCGTCCAGCCGATGCGCTCGCGCAACCAGTTTTGCGCCTGGTCGATGGCGAACGGCTCCACGCCCACGCGCCGGAGAAGTCTGGCGAATGGATGCGCCCCGCGGCCGCTCGCTGCCTGGAAGGTTTCCGGCAGGTCGCCCCATCTGCGCTGCTGCATGACCTCCGACTCGTAGATTTTCCCGAGAGTAGTCGACGCCGTGCCCGTGGCGATCCGCGCCACACTGCGCAGCCACTCGCCCCAACCGATTTCAGCCGCGGAACCATAGGCCGCCGGCAGCTGCTTGAATAGCACGCCAATTTTCCCCACGAGCGCGTTGTCCGCGTTCGCGCTCATCCAGCGCCGGAGGGTGCCGACGGCGAAGGCGTCCCGGTTGCCACCCTGCTCCAGCAACTGCATCCACTGGTTCAGGAAGCTGGCGGACTTCTCGCCGGCCGCGGCCTTGATTGTCGGTGCCGTGTCCGGACTGGAGAACACCGCCCGGAATTCCCGCATGGTTTCCGCCCATGCCCGCCAGTGCCCGACGACCCGCTGGTTCATCCAGTAGGCGGAGAGCGCATCCGTCTGGATCGGCATTGACGCGATGTTCGGCCGCCGGCGTTTCGTGAACCCGGCGAACACGCCGCGCCCCTCGACCTGCCCGGGATTCAGAGGATCCGGCGTGGCGGTAGCGGTGCCGTGCTCCACGAGCCGGGGGGCGTAGTTCGCCACCCGCGGCATGTTCACGCCGTGCAGCCGCCGGTAGACGGAATTGATTTCGTCATACTGGGCGTCGTAGCGCTCAGCCAGCCAGCGCCGAATTTCCCGCGCCTCCGGGGAGAGCCACGCTTCCACGGCGTCTTGGAAGTCTTCGCCGAGGTTCCACTGCCGCAGCCAGTCGCGGGAATCCAGATCCGACCACAACATCGTGTAGTGGATGGCCTCCAGTTCCGACATTTCCGGAGCGTCCACCGGTGCGCCCGGCACCTTCTTCCGACCCGCCAGCGCTTCCAGTCGCTTGAGCCGCGCCCGTGTGCCGGACCGTGGCCAAAGAGATTGCAGGAACGTCTGAAACTGCTCCTGCCGTTCCATCCAGTTTCCTTTCTCGCGCACCTCTGCCCGCCGGGCCTCGCCTTCCGCCCAGCGATGCGTTTCCGATTCCCGCCCGGTGAGTTCGCCGACCAGTTGCTCGAACGAGAAACCACGCTGGAAGAATTCCCGGGCCGCGCCGGTGAAACCATCCAGGGCTTTCTTCCGTGCCACCACCGCCGCGGGCGTGCCGTCCGCCTTCAGGTTGATCTTCAGCCAGCTTTTGCGCACCTGCCGCATTTCCTTCCGCTGCTCCATCCACTCGCGCCAATCCCGATGACCGCGCAGAAGCATATCATCCGCCGCCTTGAATGCCGCTTCCCAGTCGGCCGCGCCGCGCATGACGTTCCCATTCTGCTCCCGGTGCCGGAGTCCGCCGAAGAGGTCGGCCAAGGCGCGTTCTTGATCCATCGCCATCATAGCCCCGTCGGCACCGTCGCCGAAATCCCACTGGCGGTTGAGGTCCCGGATTTCCGCTTCCGTCAGTTCCGCGCTTCCGTCGAGCTTCGAGTCAATCCACGCCTCATGCTTCGCGAGCGAGTCCGGCCCCATGAGGAAGATGGCACCGGCCCGGTCGAACCACGTGTGCACGTTCACCCCGAGCTTGCCCTTGTCCGCCTTGCCTGCCTTCTTCGTGGCTTCCGCCCGGCGGAGAGTCTCCACGAGCTTCGTTTCGAACTGCTTCCGCAGGTGCACTTCGAGCGCCCGGTCGATCCGGTCGACCATCTTTAGGAAGTAGGCCTCCCGCTGCTTGTTGGTCTTCAGATCGGCCACCGGCGAGAACCCGCCGACCGCCTTCCGCACATCCGCGGGCAGCTTGAGAATCATGGCGTCCAGCGCCACGAGCGCCCGCCGGCCGTCCCGCTGGTCGCTCTGCGCCAGTTTCGCCCGCTCGCGGGATGCCCATTCCGCCGCGTCCTGCGTGGCCCGTGCCCGCGCTTCCGCCAGCTGCTGCCGCGCCTTCGACAGCCACGTGCGATTCTGCGCCGCGGTGTGAATGTCCTCGCGGATGGCGTCCCACATTTCATCGATGGTATCGAACCCGAGTTCCGCCTGGAGTTGGTCCGGCAACATTTCCCCGCGGAAAAGCCAGCCAGGCAAATCCTGGGCGCCGTCGAAATCGCCGTCCTTGAATTCGTTCAGCTTGCCGAGACGCGACGCCTTCGCCCGCGAGATCAGCCGGCCGCCAATGGTCTTCGTGGGGTTGAGCACTTTGGCGAGCACAGGTTGCGCCCGCATCGTGGCCAAATCTTCGTTTTCGAGAATGGCACCGGAGTTCTTCCAGACGTCTTCCGCATACTGGTCCGCCAGTTCCGACCGCAGCGCCCGCCGCTTCGACTCGATGACGCCCGCCGCTAGCACGCGCTCAACCTCTTCATTCTGCCGCGCCGCCCGCGCCATCCCGGCCACCGTGCGGTGCAGGTCGGTCAGGACGTTGACCTTCGCTTCCGGGCCGCCCTGCGCGATCCGCGATTCAAACTTCGCCGCGACAGCTTCGAGAGCGGAAACACTGGAGAGGCTGAACGACTCGCCGGACTGCACAGGCTCCCTGACATAGGATTCTCGAACCTCGAACCCCTTGTAAGGCTTAAACCCGAACCGCCAATAAAACTCCCGGAGCCTGCCCTTGCTGCCGCCAAAATCCGCCGACGGAGTCAATGCGACCCTCTGGCCCGTCGCATCGGCATAGCTGAGAAGCTGCTCCATTGCTCGCGTGCCCACGCCTCTCCCGCGTGCGTCTTTCGGAACAACAATCTTGCTGAGTGTGATAATGCCATCCTTTTCCGACGCCCATCCATCGACACCGCCTGCTTTCCACGATTCAAGAACCCGCGACAGCGAAAACGATTCGCCCGCCGCCGCATCGACCACAGCCCGATTGTGCTGCTCCTGGACATCCCGCCCGGTAATCTGGTCGATGGTCGCTTCGTCACCGATGGTGTCATGCACGACCTGATAACTACCGTCCGCCTGACGCTCGAACACTCGCACGCCCGGAGCGTCCCACGTGATGGAATCCAGCGGCGTGCGCACATACCCGGCAGTGCCCGTGTCCGTCCAGTCGCCCTGGAGCGCGGGATCAATCTCCACGAACGCCGCGGCATCATACCGGCCTGCCGTTGCGCCCTTCGACGCATAGACAGACTCGTATCCGACGCCGCTTTCCTTCGGGTTCAGCTTCCCGGATTTCCGGAATGCAGCGAGCCCGGCCATTCCAATGGCGCGATACATCCGGCCCGTCCGGTAAAGGACGTTGTCCGTCGCGGGCTTGCCGTATTCATCTTTGATTTGCTCCAGCAGGCCGCCTTTCCGCGGGGCCCGCAGCTTCGCGTTGTGCTCGACGTCCACGGGGGAAACCGAGAACGACATCCCCGCATCCGAATCGAATTGCCCAGCCTCGACCGCGCCTTGTGAGATCGTGGCAATCAGCGCATCCAGTGCGTTCCCGTCGCCGAGCACGCCTTCGCGCCGGGCTTTCTTCAGCCCGGCCACTGTGCCCATGACGCCGCGAATGTAGGCGCGGACCGCCCGGAGCAGCGCCCGGAACTTGCCCAGGGCCGCCCGCTCTTCCGGATTCACTGAGGCATTGAGCGCGGAATTGAGCGCCGCCGAGACCGCGCCAGCCGGGAGCCGGCCGCCGTCCTTCCGTTTGCCGATGGTGTCCGCAACAGCCAGCTCGATCAGGGATTCCTGCATTTCAATCTCGCTGCCGTCGCCCATTGCGCCGCGCCGGATCCGCTCTCGCAACGCCTGATCGGATTGACCCTCGATGACAGGCAGTGCCACAGCCGCCACGTTGAGCGCCTTCATCATATCCGACACGCTCAGGATTCCGGCCATGCGCGCCGCTTTCAGATTCGCTTCGACCTGCTCATGCAGCAGAGTCACAACCGCCGGTTGCCCGCCGCGGTTCACCTCGAGTTCCCGGACGATCCGACTCGCCCCATCCGCCACGCGCTCCGCAAACACCCGGTTCGAGCCGTTCACGATGACGTTGATGTCTTCCGCGCCGTCCATCGTGGCCTCAGCGTGCAGCGTGGCCAGCGTTTCCGGATTGGTCACTTCGCGCACGACTTCGCCGCCCTTCGTATAGGTGATACCCTCTTTGCTACCGACGGCGACCGCACCGGAAAACGCCTGCTTGTCCCCGCTGTAGGAGTCCGCGATGGCAACCAGGGCTTCCGCTTCCGCCACATCGGCCGCCGTGGCGAGGTCCTGAATCAGGCTGTCTGCCGCTTCCGCCGAGGATACCGGCACCGTCCGGCCGTCTTCGAGACGCAGAGACCAGCCGTCCGCGGTCCGTTCCAGCGAGCGCACGCCAGCCCGCGCCTTCAGTGCTTCCGCCATGAATGCCGCCAGAGCTTGCCGCTCTTCAAGCCGGGTCGCACCTTTCTTCGCCTCCGCCGGGTCCGCCGTCCGCCGCGCCGTGTCGAACCGCGCCAGCCGCGCCACTGCATCCGGCTCCGCGAGGATGGCCGCCCGCTCTGTCTCCGTGATCCCGGCCGCCTGCAAAGTGACATCGTCCATTCCGGCCGCCATCTGCTCCAACTGGCCGCGGGAGAACTTCGAACGCACAGTCGACGCCACGGCACCGCCGACAACAACCGGCAGCAGGGCAAAGAAGGTGTCGACTCGCTGCTGCCAATATCCATTCGGCCCATTCATGGCCTCATCCCAGTTCACCTCTGGAACGTCTTTCATCAGAGATTGCGTCACGAGTGGAGTAATGTCCTGGAGCCCTTCGATGACGTTCTGCTCAATCTTTTGCGCCGCGAGATTCCGCAGAAGCAAAGGCATGACACTCAACCGCGCAGCCCGCAAGGCCTTGCCCGTCGACGTCAGCGCCCGGATTCCGAGCCGCGCCTGTGCATATTCCAGCCCGGTTTCGATCACGGCCGAAGCGCCGCCTACCCGCGAGGCATCCTCCAGGCTCATGCCCTCGTTCCGCGCCTGCACCTCCCGGGTGCGCTGGTCGGAGATGCTGCCATACATCAGCGCCATGGAACCGCCACCGAACGCACCGGCCGCGAGGTAGGGCAATGCGCCCTCCGCGAACGGATACCAGACTTTCCGCTGCATCGTCGTCGCGGGCTTGATCGGATCGAGGATGCCCTTTCCCAAATCTTCAATGTCCGCGGAGACCTGGAGCGTGTCCCATTCCTTCGCAAGCGCGGCCCGGGCGTCGGCAATGTCCTTTTCGGTGGCGACCTTGTTTGGCAGCAGCGGCTCAGCGAGGAACGCGAGCGCATCCGTTTCCGCCGCGCCGGTGGATTTCCCGAGCGCGTAATCAGTCACCGAGCCGAACCGCCCGCCGATTTCGTCGCCTGGCTTGAGAGCATCCAGCCACGCCTGCGCACTCTTGAGCCTCGATGTCTGGTAAGTCCGCGCCGAGCCCGTCAGCAGCCCGGCAGCCCCGCGGCCGAACGCTTCCCAGAACTGGCCGCCGGACTCCTTGGCCTGGCCATCCTTTGCCGCCTCGCGCTGGAGCAGCGAGTAAATCACCGGCCGCAGTTCCTTTGGCGCGCTCAAAACCGGATCGATGGACGCCTTGCCACCATAGGCCCCGGCGTCCGTCTTTTCCGAGCGGAGTCCGGCCATGATGGATTCGACAATGGGCTTCGCCTGCTCCACTTTTGCCGCCATGGCCCCATGCGCCCGGCGCGCCGCCTCCTCGAACCGCGGGAGCGCGTCCGTCGACCAGCCCGGCCGGCTCTGTGCGCCCTCTGTCCAGAGGCTGAACGATTCCGCCCAAGGCTTGCCGTCGAGTGCCGCGTTCACCGCAGCATGGAGAAGCGACGAATCCTGACCTTCCGGCGTGTCGTCGCCTTCGAGCAAGTGCCGGACGTCCCGGCCTTTCTGCGCAGCCGTGCGGACTTGAGCGGTAAACGCGCCGTCGTCGTCCATCCCCTGCCCGTCGAAGCGGGCCCGCGCATAGAGAGCGCGGTAAAACTCGTAGTCCTGCCCGACCTCCGCCGCGGGCTTGCTCGTGTGATGCGACAGGAACATGACATTCGCCAACCTCTCCCGCGATGCCTTGCCGCCGTCCGGTGCCAGCGCATCCACGGCGGCACGCTGGTCGCGCTGTGCGGGCGTCATGATGGAGTCGACACCGTCCAGGACGGCGTTTTCAACCCGGCGATCAATGTCCAGTGGCTCGTCTGTCATGCTTTGGGAGATGCGATTTTCTCGAAGCCAACGACGGCCGCCCCATCTGCGGAATCACGCCCGTCCGGCCGGTAGAAATCCCATCGCCCGCGCAATGGCGCAAGCCCCCGCTTCCGCGCCTGCTCATCTGTTGCCGTCCTGTCCATCCAGCGAGTCGTGCGCGTAGACCCGTCCGCTAGCTTTACCTTGATGAAGTCGCCCGGCTCCACGCCCGCGGCGCGCAGCTGCTCTTCGACGTCCGGCGATACCGCGAGGTCCCCGGGCTTGAGTAGGTTGTCATGAGCATTCCCGGCTTTCGCCGCGGCTTCCGCCTCGGAGCCGGAGAAGGCGCCGATGGCCGCCGCGCTCAGCGGGTCGCCGTGCGGGTCGGAGGAATAGCCGTATTTTGTCACCTTGCCGGAAGCGGAGACTGGAGCGGCCTCGAACGTTGGCGGGAAAAGGGCGGCATTCGGCGGGGCGGATTGTTCTTTCATCTGATCGAGAAGTTGCGCGGCTTGGTCGCTGTCAATGTGCGTTCCGAGAATCCGGCCCATTTCAGCATTTGCAGCCGTCTCGCTGGCGTTCGGATTCGCATTCAGCCACGAACGCATTGACCGCTGAGTCTTCGAAAGGATCCGGCTCGCACTATCCTGCACCGCCCCGTCGATCACGGTTTCGGTCTGGAAGGTCCGCGGATTCATCTGCTCTTTCTTGAACTGGCCGAAAACTCCCCTGTCATAATACCGGATAAGCTGCCCAGTCACATAGTCTGAAAGAACCTCGTCCGGCTTCGGCCCGGTGCTTGTGCGCTTCCGCGCCAGAGGGCCCGTGATTTCCCCGCGCAGACTCTTCGGCAGTTGAGCCGTGGCCAGATGGATTAGCGCATATTCCGCCTCACTGCCCGGCACGTCTTTTTGCCATGCGTTCGAGCGCGCCAGCAGATCCCCGTAGATGGCAAGCTGAACCTCCGGGTCGGATAGCCGAGCCTTTTCGCCAGCGTCCTGGAGCTTCAGGAGCGTGCCTTTCACCTGCTCCCGATCCGCTGGAGTCAGAAACGGCGAGTCGATTACGTCCACCTGCTCCGGATGCACCAGTTCGCCGGTGGCGATCTTGTCGGAAATCTCGTCAGTGAGCGCAAGCTTGCGGTCGCTGGAAACGCTCTGGGCGACATTCCGCAGCCGCTCCTTGTCCGCCGCATCCATCCCCGGCGCGACATCGCCGTTTTCGATCATGCGAAGGGTCATCTCCGGCCCGACCGAGTCAACGCTCTCGATCACAGCGTTCTGCGCGCTGTCCACCGCGTCCGCCCGGGCTTTCTTCGCAAGCAGGTCCGCCCGCTCCTTCATCGCCACTTCTTGCCGGGCAAGCCAGTCCTCGCCCTGGTAGCCAGCTGCCACGAAATCCTGCCCAAGCTTTTGTGCCGTGGCAAAGTCGCCCGCGTCGACTGCCCGAATCATGGACGCTTGCACCGCCTCGCCCGCCCGCTCGAATGAGCGTTGCGCAGAGGAGATTTCCGCGGCGGCACCAGCGCGCTTGCGCCACATGGAGAACCGCAGACCGACCGCCTCCCGGGCATTCGGCGACAGATCCGGCGTGAGCAGGGACTTTTCCAGCGCCGCCGCATGAGTCTCGGCGATGCTCTGCCACTTCGATTCGTCCGGCTCCTCGCGGATCTTCTGTGCAATTTCGTCCTGTGCCATCTCCATTGCGTTCGATGCCTCATGCTCGATGCGGATGTCCCGCGCCTCATTCGCTTTCGTGCGCAACTTGAGGAGCGCGTCGCCCTCACCAGTGATTGCCTGCCCGATGGAGCCGACCGCCTGAGCCGCCGCCACGAACCCGCGGGCGTCCGTCTGCGGAACCCGGCCGGCCGACTGGATGGCCGCGCTGGCGTCGCCACGCAGCCCGGCGAGGCCCTGAGCGCGCTCGACCTGTCCGAAGTCCTGCGCCGTCTGCGGGAGGGAGTTGAAAGGGATAGGAATGCCTCGTGCCATGTCAGATAACGGATTTAGCGGATGTTTTACGATAGCTGTAATAATCCCGACCGGTAGACCCCACCGAAGAGAGCAGCGATCCGGCCGCGGTAGTACGCATGGCCGAGGAACTCGCCCGCGTGGAGAGCAGATCCAGCCGCGCCTGCGTCGCGCCCATGGCCGCATTGTTTCGCGCCGCTGCCGCATTCAGCAAAGACATTCCAATGTCGATTCCGGACACCTTGCCCCGCACGGTCTCCAGATCCGCGGAACGGAACCCCTGACGGCGGGCGATTTCGTCTGCGTGCCGCATTTCCAGTTCGCTCAGCGCCTGCGTTTCCGACTGCTTCACCAGCAGTTCCAGGGGGCTCCCCGTGGTGTCCACGATTCCACGCGACGCGACCGCCGCCCGATGGCTGGCCAGCTGCTTTTGAAAATCCTCCCGCGAGCGCCGCAGGTTTTCCTGTGCCGCCCGGCTTTCCGCCTCAGTCTGCCCGCGGATGGCCGCGGCATTCGCGAAAGCCGCCTCCTGCTCCTTCGCGGCTTGGATCCCCTGAAGCTGTGCCTGCGCGGCCTGCAGGCTGCCCGCATTCCGCGCCGCCATCGTTTGCGACTGCGCGTTCAGGAGCGCGAACGCGTCCTGCGACTTCGCGGCCGAGACCGAGGAGTAATACGACAGCCCGGCACCCGCGAGAGATGCGACAATTGCGCCAACGGCTAGACCGGTTTCAATTCCCATCGTCGTGAAGGTAAAGGGTTACGGCAGTGCGCGGGGTCGGCTCGATCGTCCAGCCGGTCCGACCGAGCACGCGAGCAATGGCCGGAAGCGTGAAGCAGCGGAAAACCCGGAACTCCCCGGCGAGCTTCACGCACGCGTCAGCCGCCCCGCGGAATGCCGCCGCCGCTACCGCCGCGGACAGGCCCGGCCGGGACACGGGAAATTCGAGGAACGCCACGCCGACGCCGTAGGACTCATAGCACCAGAGCGCCGCAACAGGCCCGTCGCCGTCGACTACGAGCACGCCCAGCGGAGGCAGGATGCCCGCGGGAAACTCGGTGCCCGGCGCGTGCGCGTTCCACCACTCCCGAAGGAACGGATGATCGTCGGATTCGACGCGCCGGAAGGTGAAGTCAGCGGGCATGGATTCCAGTTTGGGCAATCACCGCGAGCACATTCAAGGGCTCGCCGCTGTCTGTGCGGATTTCGCAGTTCGTGCCGTCCGTGTAGTTCGCCTGGT